TAAAGAAGTTACTGCCGGTGATCAACATTCTACATTTGAAACATTCGTTTTGTAATGTAGACTCATTCTGTCATCTGGTTAGTCACCTTTTGAAAAATAAAGGTGAGAAGCGAACAATGCAAATACCCAAAGAGTATAGGCTTTGTTTGCAACAGTATGTCTTACGACAAACTGTTGGAAGAATCCCTTTCTGTAAATCAGATAGAGACAACTTCCCGAAGGCAATTGCCTTCCTTAAACCAGATAGAAGAGTTAGAGAACAAGTGATGTATTCACTATCAGTTTTAAGACTGATTGAGGAATTCAAGTGTAAACCTGAATACCTAGTAGATACTATTACTTCTGACTCAGACGCTTGCACAGATGTGCTAGCGGAGATATCAGATTACATCAGATCGAATCCAAAAATAATGAAGGTATTACCTTCAGAACTGATGGACCCGAGACTACTACTTAGTAACAAAGCGGGACCAAATGGTCCTGCTAGTATTACATGTCTTCAAGATCTAGCTGCCTTAAGGCAGCCGGGTAATGAAGAACTATACCAAACTATTAATAACTTTATCAAAGATAAACTTATTAGAGTTGATATGGATAAGTATGAAAGTCCTAGTGGGGAGTTTAAACACTCCAAACTAGTCTTACTATCGGATAAAGCGTGTAAAACACGTGTAATCGCGATAGCAGATTGGTGGTCGAACGTTTGCCTTTCGGGTATCCATGATACCTTTATGAAGGCGTTAAGTAGACTACCAAACGATGTAACATTTCACCAAGACAAGATACCATCCCTTATTAAAGGAATGGGATCTTACCTCTACACTTCCGATATGACGGCTTTCACCGACAGATTTCCAATTGAATTGGAAGCTGAAGTTGTAAGCTCGAAATACGGAGCCGTAATAGGTAAGTTATGGAAGACTGTATTGACACGTAGGGAATTCTACCACAAGAATGGTAGTGTAACCTACAAAGTTGGAAACCCAATGGGCCTATTAAGCTCATGGGCAGTCTCAACTTTTACCCATCATGTTGTTAAAGCATGGTGCGCACATAAGTGCGGAATTGAGTACGATAAATATAAGTACTTAATTCTGGGTGACGATACACTAGACTCTAGAGAGGATGTATATAAACTTTATATACAAACAATTCAGAGACTAGGTGTTTCCATATCTACTTCGAAATGCACCAAGAGTGAAGACGGCTACGCCGAATTCGCAAAAAGACTTTTCAGTCCCGACGGAGAGGTAACTGGTTTACCAGTCCATCTCTTGAATGGGTTAAAAAGTAATCCCGAACAAGTTCTTGAACTTGTAAGGATTTGCAGATCAAGAGGGTACGAGGATAATGTTCTCGGC